ACTTATCTAACAGGACAACATTGGTTTTATTTACAGGTTGCAAGCATTGATGTTGGTTATCCTGATTTTCGTGAAGCCAACAGAATAAAATACATACACTGGGAGGCATGTAAGGCAGACGATAGGTCTTTTGGGCAAATTTATACTAAGATTAGAAGGTCGGGGCACTCGTTTGAAGCATCATCTGATGCGGTAGAAACAGGAACGTTGGCAAACAATGCCCGTATAGGATTACTTTCAACAACCGGGGCAGATGCAAAAAAAATGTTTACTGACAAGGTTGTCCCAATCAATAATAAATTGCCATTCTATTTTAAACCTATTATGGACGGTATGGATAAACCTAAAACAGAATTATCCTATAAAGTACCTGCAAGTAAAATAACTAAAAACAACATGTACTCGGCAGGTAATGTCGGAACAGAAGGACTTGATACTACAATAGATTGGAAAAGTACAGATGATAACTCGTATGACGGTGAAAAGTTAATATTTTTATCTATAGACGAAGCAGGTAAATTCTTAAAACCAATTAGTCTTTTAGGGTTATGGCGTGTACATAAAACGTGTTTGCGATTAGGAAGCAGAATAATTGGCAAATGCAAAATGGGTTCTACTGTAAACGCACGCAAAAAGGGGGGAGAAGAGTTTAAAGAGATGTATGAAGATTCCGATGTGCTTAATAGAAATGCCAACGGACAAACTAAATCAGGATTATATTCTTTATTTATTCCTATGGAGTGGAATATGGAAGGGTTTATTGATAAATATGGTATGCCTGTTCTTAGAAAACCACATGTTCCCGTAATGGGAATAGATGGAAAACTAATTAAAAATGGAGCAATAGACTATTGGGAAGCGGAAGTAGATTCATTAAAAAGCGACTCAGATGCTTTAAATGAATTTTACAGACAGTTTCCAAGAAGTATTTCTCATGCTTTTAGGGATAAAAGTGAGGCTTCATTATTTAATTTAACTAAAATTTATCAACAGATTGATTATAACGATTCAATAATAATAGACCATCATGTTACAAGAGGATCGTTTACATGGAAAGATGGTATTAAGGATACAACAGTAATTTGGTCTCCCGATATTAGGGGTAGATTTTTGGTAGGGTGGTTGCCGCCAAAACATTTACAAAATAGAGTAATAAGAAAAGGCGATAAGTGTATGCCTTGCAATGAACACCTAGGAACATTTGGGTGTGACCCTTATGATATATCAGCAGTAGTTGGTGGTAGAGGCTCTAATGGTTCACTACACGGTATGACTAAGTTCCATATGGACGAAGCACCTATAAATGAGTTTTTCCTTGAGTATATAGCAAGACCACAAACAGCAGAAATATTTTTTGAAGATGTACTTATGGCGTGTGTTTTTTACGGTATGCCCATACTTTCAGAAAACAACAAACCAAGGCTGCTTTATCACTTTAAAAATAGAGGGTATCGTGCATTTAGTATGAATAGACCCGATAAGAAATTTGCTAAACTATCAGCAACAGAAAGAGAGCTCGGAGGTATACCGAACTCGTCTGAAGATATTAAACAAGCTCACGCAAGCGCAATAGAAACCTACATAGAAAAACATATTGGATTTGATATGTCTGGAACATACAGAAGTAGTGATCAAATAGGCTCAATGCTTTTTAATAACACTCTTTTAGATTGGGCGCGGTTTGATATAAATGACCGAACAAAGTTTGATGCCTCTATTAGCTCAGGATTGTGTATTATGGCAAATCAAAAACACGAGTATTTGCCAGAAGTAAAAAATGAGAAAATAAGTATTAATTTTGCTAAATATAATAATGAAGGTTCATCTTCTAAAATAATAAGAAACTTATGAAAGAGGTAGAAATAACTATTCCTGCAACCGTTTTTCCAAATCAATTTGTGTCTGACACACAGAAAGCAACTGTAGAATACGGATTAATGATTGGAAATTCTATACAGTGGGAGTGGTTTTCAAAAGACCAAGGAAGTTGTAGATTTTATGACCGAATGGGCAGGTACCATAGACTAAGAATGTATGCAAGGGGGGAGCAGTCAATAGAAAAATATAAAAGCGAAATGGCAGTTGATGGTGACTTATCTCACCTAAACTTAGATTGGACACCCGTTCCAATTATACCAAAGTTTGTAGATATAGTTGTAAATGGGATGTCTGATAGGTTATTTAAAGTAAAAGCATTTGCCCAGGATGCAATGTCTCAAGCTAAGAGAAGTAAATATCAGGATATGGTAGAGGGGCAAATGGTAGCTAAAGATATTTTAACAAGTATCCAAAATTCCACAGGAGTTGACCCATTTGTTATGCCTCCAGACCAATTACCTGCAACCGATGAAGAGTTAAGTCTTTATATGCAACTTCACTATAAGCCTGCAATAGAAATAGCAGAAGAAGAGGCTATAAATACAATACTTGAAGAAAACAAATGGTATGACATAAGAAAGCGAATTGATTACGATTTAACAACAATAGGAATAGGTATATGTAAACACGAATTTCTGCCAGGTGCAGGTGTTGAAGTGTGTTATGTAGACCCTGCTTATATAGTTAATAGCTATACAGAAGACCCTAATTTTGGTGATGTATTTTATTGGGGAGAGGTAAAAACAGTTCCTGTTACAGAACTTTACAAAATAGACCAAAGTTTAACACCCGAGGATATTGAAAAAATATCTCAATATTCGCAAAGTTGGTACGACTATTATAACTCATCACAGTATTACGATAATAGTGTATTTAGAAAAGATACCTGCACGCTGCTTTATTACAATTACAAGACTTCAAAAAAAGTAGTTTTTAAGAAAAAAATACTTGAAGGAGGTGGCTCTCGTGTAATTCAAAAAGATGACCAGTTCAATCCGCCTGTAGAAATGATGGAAGAAGGTCGTTTTACTAAAATAGAAAAAGTAATTGACGTTTGGTATAACGGCATAATGGTTATGGGTACCAATATAGTTCTTAAATGGGAATTGGCTGAAAATATGGTTAGACCAAAATCCGCCTCACAACATGCTTTATCAAATTATATAGCGTGTGCCCCAAGAATGTATAAAGGAAACTATGAACCTTTAGCCGGAAGAATGATTCCATTTGCTGACTTAATTCAAATTACTCACTTAAAGTTACAGCAAGTTGTAGCTAAAGTAGTTCCTGATGGTGTATTTATAGACGCTGATGGTATAAACGAGGTTGATATGGGCGAAGGGGGAACATATACTCCCGAAGACGCATTAAGACTGTATTTTCAAACAGGTAGTGTTGTAGGACGTAGTTATACATCTGATGGCGAATTTAATAATGCAAGAGTTCCAATAACACAACTTACATCTAATTCGGGCGCAAGTAAGTTACAGATGCTTATTGCTAACTATAATCACTACTTAGGTATGATTAGAGATGTTACAGGATTAAATGAGGCAAGAGATGGCTCTACTCCTGACCCAAACGCATTAGTTGGAGTACAAAAATTAGCAGCAGCAAACTCAAACACAGCAACACGACACATTTTAGATGCAAGTTTATCTATATTTAGGTCACTGTCCGAAGCTTTAACATATAGAGTTGCAGATATACTTGAATACTCTGATTTTAAAGATGATTTTGCTAATAAGATTGGAAAATACAATGTATCTATCTTAAACGATATTAAAGATTTGTACGCATCTGATTTCGGTATATTTATTGAGGTAAGTCCAGACGAAGAGGAAAGAGCTCAATTGGAAGCTAATATCCAAATTGCACTTGCCCAAAAGAATATTGATATTGAAGATGCTATTGATATAAGAGAAATCAAAAACCTCAAACTTGCAAATCAGCTCTTAAAAATGAAGCGTCTTAAAAAGCAAGATCAAGCTGAAAAGATGGAAATGCAAAAACAAGCAATGATTTCTCAACAGCAATTAAAGTCTCAAGAAATGGCATCTCAAACAGCTATGCAAAAAATACAACTTGAAACACAGGCTAAAATCCAAATCCTTGAAGCAGAATCTAACTTTGATATAAGAACCCTAACAGCAGAATCGGAACTCAAAAAAGGATTAATGGCAGAAGAGTTTAGTTACAATATGCAATTAGCTGGCATAGAAGCTAATTCAATTTCATCAATAAATAAACAGAAAGAAGACGCTAAAGACAAGAGATTGAACATCCAAAGTTCAAATCAATCAGAACTTATTAACCAAAGAGAATTAAAGTTACCACCAAAGAGATTTGAGTCTAATTATGATAATAAACAAGATATATCTTTTAATGACATAGGGCCACTTTAAAATCTACTTAACATAATATTAAAAATAAAGTATAATTTTGTAACCAATTAAATAAAATATAATGTCAGAATTTAAAGTAAGAAGCGTGGAAGAACCATCAGAGAAAAGTCAAGCGCAAATTGAAGAAGAATTATTAGTAAAACATACTGCTAGTGATACAACTGAAACCGCTGAAGTAATAGCACCTGAAAAGAGTGTTCTTGACACGCCAAATGTAATTGAACTTAAAGATGAAGATGTACTATCATATTTAGGGAAAAAATTTAATAAGCAAATCGCATCATTTGATGAACTTGTTAAAGAAAAAGAGATATTGCCAGAAGACGTATCTGCATTTTTAAAGTACAAAAAAGAAACAGGCAGAGGGATTGATGATTTTGTTAAATTAAATCGCGATTTCAACAAGGTAGATGGAGACTCTTTAATAAAAGAGTACTTTACTTTAAAAGAAGAGGGGCTGGAGCCTGAGGATATTGAATTAATGATGAATGAATTTAGTTTCGATGAGGATATTGATACAGATGAAGAAATAAATAAAAAGAAACTAGAAAGAAAAAAGACCTTAAATAAGGCAAAGAAATTCTTTAACGAACAAAAGGAACAATACAAGTTGCCGCTTGTGTCAAGTGAGGCATCTGTTCCTAATGAAGAAAAAGAAGAATTTGCATTATACAAACAATATATCCAAACCTCCAAAAACGAGCAGGAGGCCAACACGAAAAAGGCACAATGGTTTGACCAAAAGTCAAATGAGTTATTCAGCAATGAGTTCAAAGGTTTTGAGTTCAAAATTGATGATAACAAAACATTAAAGTTTTCGCCTGGTGATGCAGCAGAATTGAAATCACTTCAATCTACTCCATTAAACTTTATTAATAAGTTTATGGACGAGAGCGGGCTGATTAAAGATGCAGCAGGTTATCACCGAGGGTTATCAATGGCAATGAATCCTGAAAAGTATGCTAAGTTCTTTTACGAACAAGGTATATCGGATGCAACAGAAGGAACTATGGCAAATATTAAAAACATTAATATGGGCGAAAGAAAAGTTCCTCAGAACATTTCTCAAAGTGGAGTTAAGGTAAGGGAGGTAAACCAAGAGTCCGGGAACGGATTGAAAATTAAAAGTATTAGAAAAGTTTAACCAAATTAATTAAAAAAAAATGAGTGTATTAGCAACCCCAGGGTACCAATTACAGCCAAGTGCTGAACAGGTAGCCCTTTCAACAAATTATATTACCAATTTCGACTTTTTGAATCAGTACCTACCTGATACATACGAGAAGGAATTTGAACGTTATGGTAATCGTACAGTAGGAGGATTTTTAAGAATGGTTGGAGCCGAAATGCCATCTAACTCTGACATGATAAAATGGGCAGAACAAGGACGTTTGCATACCAAGTATACAAACTGTTCTACAAGTGGAGCAATTAATGCGGATTCGGCTACTATCACAGTAAGCGATACAGGTGTTACAGCAATTGCAATTCGCGCAGGACAAACCGTTTATATATCCAAAAACTCAACTGGTGAAGCAAACAAAGGTATTGTAACGTCAGTAGACACTACTTATAATACATTTACAGTTGCTTACTACGAAGCTGGCGGACAAACATTTGCCGTGTCTTCAACTGTTACAGTTTGGGTATACGGTTCTGAATTTAAAAAAGG